GTCATCGTCAGCACCAATTAAAAGAGTTATAGAAAATGCAAAAGGTAATAAGCTTATAGATTGCACTAAGGGAAGAAGAACAGCATCTGTAATATTTACTACAGATAATAAAATCATACTTAGTTCTGTTGCTAGAGAAACATTAACCAAGACGTTAGAATGCATGAAAAATAAATTTTTACTTAAATACTGATGCTTTTTCTATGTTCAAAAATAGAATGAGTAATAACTAATAAATGTTTACAAAAATTAAATATGATGTTAATTTTCATAGGGTATCATAAAGATATACATGAACAACATATTTATCTATAAAAACACTTCCAACAAAACACCAGTAGAAATGCTGGTGTTTTGTTGTGCTTAAATAAAAGAAGGAAACCTCATTTAAATATAGAATTTTAAATGTTAAAAGGGGGTAAAAATAATGAAAGGTCATAGATATAGGCATAGAAGAGGATTTTATTATAGGGGTAGAGGTAGGAGAAGCAGAAGATATTATACAAGGCAAGGGTGCTTGTTACCAATATTAAGTATATTAATTATTACTGTGATTATTATAGTTTGGATTATTTAAACAATTTGATAAAAGAAGGAAATTACCTTAGTTGTGTAGAAATATATGGCGAAAGGTGGGTGATAATATATGAATATAAGAATTAGTGCAAAGCAGGAACTTAAATGTAGTAAATATTTATTTATAAAAGTAGAAAACAACTGGATAAGCATTGAAAATTTTATTAAAACTTTAGGAGAAGAAGATGACAAAATATTATTAACTCATAAATTATTAGAAGCTCAAAGATATTTATACAGAGGCAAAAAAGTTATCTATGAAGAACTATTTAATAAAAAAGTACAAAGTTTGGATATATCAAATTTTTATGAAAAATTTTTTAGATTAGAATTATTTGCTTTTGAAATAAAGACTCATTATCTATTAAAATTAATATCAACATTAGACAGATATATTAATAAAGCTAGATATGAATTAATTAAAGCTTCTAGCATTATAGATATTGATTATTTTAATTCAGATATAGATAAATATCCATACGAATGGTATTATTCTCAAAGATTCTTTAATGCAGAAAATGCTATTTATTCGTATTATTCAATATTTGAGATTCTAATGCAAATAATCTGGATTTACAAAGATTATTTTAATGGTTCTACACTTAAGGATGCACTAAATTATACATTTAGGAAACTTACCAATAATTTATTAAAAGATAAAGATACTATATTTTTAAATGAATTTAGTTCAACTGATGAAGATGGAAAAGTATTAATATTACCTAAGTTCAAAAATGTTAGAGATTGGTGTGATAAATTTAAGCATCGTGGCATTTTACGATTTGATGGTGAAGAATTTGATAACATGTATAATCTTAAGGTGATACCAAATAAAGAATATAAGGGTCCAGCACAATTAACTGAATTTGAAAGTGCAGATTATGAATATGAATACATTGATTTAGATTATTGTGTAATTCCTGAGTTAATAAAATATCATGAATCAATATTGAAATTAAGTAAAAAAATAATATCAAACATAGGATTAGAAGAAAATTTAAATGAAACATTGTAATAATAAGTATTAAAATTAATAAAACATAATTATGTAATATTAGGAGATGATAATATGAGAATAGAGCCACCAAGTGCAAAGGAATTAAATAAGATTGATCCACCGTGGAAAATAAAACATATAGAGTATAATAATGATAATCCATATTGGAAACATAAAAGAATAGATCCACCTTTTGGAAATAATTAAAGAACTCTTAATAGGGTTCTTTTTATTTAATTATTTATTAATTATATATGATGATTGTATATAATAGTGGTACTTTCAATGTAATAATAGGATAGAATTAAATGTTTTAATTGCAAAATATGAATTGATTTATAATTTAAAATAAAAATGATTAACAAATAATGTAATGTAATTAATTTAATAAAGTATGTGTAACGCTTTGATATCAACACTTCAAGCAAAAAATCAGGAAAACAATTATAAAATACTATAATAATTATTTTCCTGATTTAATTTTAATTAATTTTTATTAGGGGGTTCACATATATCTATTGTGAAATAGATATATGCTTGATTTAACTAAGTGTACTCTTATCTTCCAAGTAATATTGTCACGATTAACATTATTACAAATAGGATGGATAAGAATTGAAAAAATTTCTTTCTTGGATTGTTCATGTTAAATGAACCCCCTATAAAAATTATTTTTTATTCGGTTTTCAAAATTCGTATTGTATTAACTATACAATGCTTAAATTATAACTAAGATTAAATAGAAATACTAGTTATAATTTATGGAAATAAATTTAAAATCAAGATTAATAAAAACTAGTGAACTCTGCTAAGAGTTCTTTTTTATTGCATAATATAACTAAGACTATAGAGTAAAGCTGGTGGTGATGTTGAACAACGCAGGAACTAAAGAACAAATAAGAAAAGATTATGAAACTGGTAAGTATACATTTAAGCAACTATCAGAGAAATATAATGTAAGTCAAGGTACAATAAAAAGCTGGTCTAAGAGAGATAAAGACGAAGGTAACCAATGGATAAAGGTTGCAACCAAACAAAAAACCAAAGACAAAAAGGTTGCAACCAAAACGGAATTAAATAAAGTTGCAAATAAAGAAGTTGCAGAAGAAATAAATGAAGTTTTAGAAAATGAGAATCTTACTGATAAGCAAAGGCTCTTTTGTATTTATTATCCCAAATGTTTCAATGCTACAAAGGCGGCAATCAAAGCCGGATATAGTAAGGATACAGCCTATTCTATAGGATTTAATCTATTGAAAAAAGATGAAATTAGAAATGAAATTCAAAAGATTAAGCAGAACAAGATGAATAGAGCAATGCTGAGTCCTGATGATATATTTCAAAAGTACATGGATATAGCATTTGCAGCCATGACAGATTATTCAACCTTTGGCTCTAAAACAATAGTAATGAGAGATAAGAAGACAGGTAAACCTATGCTAGATGATAAAGGCAAAGAGATAAAATTTAAAATAAATTATGTTGATTTAAATGATTCCTCCGAAGTAGATGGCTCTCTAATTAGTGAGATTAAAGAGGGTAAAGATGGAGTAAGCATTAAACTTCATGATAGTATGAAAGCCTTGGACTGGCTCACTAAACATATGGATATGGCTACAGAAGAGCAAAGGTTGCATATGGATAAAATGAGGGTAGATATAGAAAAAGCCAAGAATGAAAACCTTGATGATGATATAGAATACGTTATAGAGGGTGAAGAAGATGAAAATAAAGAAAAGGATTAAACTTAAAAGGCCATACGTAAATAAGGAATATAGGTTTATGTTCAAGCCAGGTTATATACCTAAAAAATATAATATATTCTACGGTGGTACCGGAAGTAGTAAATCATTTTCTCTTATAACTTTATTTACTGAAATGTGTTTAAAACATAAAACCTATGATATTTTGGTGCTTCGTAAATATGGCACAACCCTACATGATACAGTGGAAATGCCTGTAACTGATATGCTGATTAAAAGATTTACAAATAAACTTAGTGGGAATGGATTGAAAGAAGGCAGAGATTACACTTATAATAGAACATTAAAACATATTAAGTTTTCCACAGGATCCATAATAAGATTTAAAGGATATGATTCGGCCGAGAAATTGAAGGGCATAGACAATGTTAATGTATTGTGGCTAGAAGAAGCTACAGACTTTACCCAAGAAGACTTAGAAGATGTACAAGATAGATTAAGAGCTACACCTCCAAGTAATCATGCTTGGGGTAAAGAATTAAAAATATTCCTGAGTTTCAACCCTATATTTAAGACACATTGGATTAGAACATATTTCTTTAAAGATGAAATAGATATGTCAAAGGAAATATGGAGAGATATTGTTATAGATCCTGAAAATACTTTTGCACTTAAGACTACATGGAGAGATAACAAATTTTATAATGGACAGTATAAGGATGATAAGCTTAGAAGAAAGATGAAGATTAGAAACCCTAGAAAATATGGGGTGCAATGTAATGGTAATTGGGGCGTGCTTGGAGAACTTATATATGAGAATTGGGAAGTAATAAAGTGCAACCAAGATTTAAGCTATTATGATGATATATCAGCAGGCCTTGATTTTGGCTGGGGGCATAATACAGCATTTCATTTAGTTGGTTATAAGGACGGAGATATATATGCACTAAAAGAATTATATAAAAATCAGCTTACCATAAATGACATTATCAAAGAATTAAAGAAAATGTTCCCTTCTGTGTATGAGCAGGTAGAGGAATTTAAAAAGAATATTAATCAAGACAGTGAGTTATCTGAAAAGATGCAGATATTCTATAAGCTAAAAGCTATGTACAAGCCTAAATGCAAGGATATAGCTATATTTGAAAAAGAAATAGTTAATGAATATGACTTTGATACTGATATTCTTATAGCTGAAATACAATCTATTATAGGACCTCCATATGGAGATTTAATTATATATGCTGATAATTCAAGACCTGAAGCTATAGAAGAAATGAGAAGGCAAGGATTTAGTGGCATAAGAGCATGCACTAAAGGGCCTAATTCAGTTGTTGAAGGTATTGATTGGTTACAAGATAGATTCATATATATTGATGAATCATGCATAGGTTTAAAGAATGAGATAGAATCATATCAATGGGAGAAAGATAAGAAAACTGGGGAGAGGTTACCTAAACCAGTTAAGGTTAACGATGATGCGTGTGATGATATTAGGTATGGATCAGAGCGGTTTAGAAACCCCGATGAATTCAGAGTAACAGTGATTTAAGGAGGAATTTATATGGTATCAATAGATGGATTAGAAAGATGTTTTGGTGTAGCAAAAGAAACAAATCAAAAATTTATAGGTGTGTTGATTCAAATGCAAGGCTTTGAAAAACCAGAGTTAATCATTAATGAGAGCGAGAAATTTGATAGTAAATTGGCATATTACAAGAAAGCTTATAACGAGGATTTAACTCTAAAAACTTTTAGTGGAATAAAGATTATAGGATATGCTTTTGGCAGTTCATTAGATGATGTTTATGGTTATTTAAAAAGCAATGGTAATGAATAGGAGGAATAAACAATGGATAATGAAATAAAACAATGTAGTACATGTAAAATATATGAGAACGGGACATGCTGGAAGAAAGTAATTAAGCATGATGATTGTCATGTAAAAGCAACAGACAGCTGCAAGGAGTATGAAGTTAATCCTAAAGGATATGCAAATAAAGAAGATAATATCAAGCCAGTAATACCAAGTACACCTAGTAAGCCAGTTGTTGCAAATAATGCAACTACTGATAAAAAGACAGATGATGCAAAGTCTACTACTGTTACTAAATAGCTATGTAAATATATTAGGTGGTGAATGACTTGATTAGATTAATATTATATATATTTCTTTATTTTTATTTAAGCATTGGTGCAATTATAGGGATAAGATTAGCCCCATTTAAACATGTGGTGGCTATTATAATCTATGTAATATTCCAGTGCTTATTATGGCTACCTAATATAATTGCAGATGCAGTGATAAATAATGTTAGAGATTAATGAATAAATGTATATTACTTTATTGAATAAAATATGTATAAAGTTATTGAAATTAAATAATTATACAATAATATGCTAAAAATCTACGGGAAAATACTTTTTATAATGAATAATCAATGTATAATTGCGATAAACTTAGATTTGACGAAGGTCGAAGAAAGTCAAAGGGTAGGTGATAAAGGAATGGGACTAAGAGATTTATTTGAAATAAAATCTAATAGAAATAGTACAGATGGAGGCATGTATCCTCAAATAGTTGCATTACATGGTAAGACCTCACCACAGTATACAAGTTCAAAATATATAGAGATAGCAAGGTCAGGATATTCAGAAAATTGGATAATTTTTAGATGTCTTCAAGAAATAATTAAAGCAGCTATACAATTAGATTGGAAAGTAATACAATACGATAAGTCTGGTGTACCAAAAGAAGTAAAGAATCATCCTGCTCAGGTATTACTTAATAATCCAAATAAAGTATATGGCAAAGGTGAATTTATAAAACGTATGATTGCATTTTATTATATTGCTGGAGATGTACCACTAGTAAAAGGAATAGCAGGTGGACAGGTTAAAGAGATATTTGCATATAGACCAGATAAAATATCTATAACATTAACAGGAGATCAGGATCAACCATATGACAACATAAGATACGAAGGACAGTTAGCACAAGATATAGATCCTACGAATTTTACCCTATGGAAATGCTTTGACCCATTAGATGAATATGATGGACTTGGCAGGGGTATGAGCCCTTTGAAACCAGTATTAAGAAATGGTGATCTTTTAAATGCAATGATTGATTGGAATGTAAGCTTATTGCAAAATGGTGGTAGCTTAAGCGGAATAATATCTACTGATGCTCAATTGTCAGATGCAGTATATAAAAGAAGTAAAGCAGAATTAAAGAATAATCATCAAGGCAGACTTAAAGTTGGTAAGTATCTTTTCTTAGAAGGTGGAGCAAAGTTCTTTCCAACAACCAATAGCCCTAAGGATATGGACTGGGCTAAGGGAAAAGAAGCAGTAATGAAAGATATTTGTATAGGAATGGGAGTAGATCCTATTGTTATAGGTTTCAATGACCAAAGTACTTATAATAACAAGAACGAAGCAATGAAGGCATTGTATACAAATGTTGCAATACCTCTTATGCAAGAATGTGGAGATTGCTTAGGCAATTTCTTAGGACTAGAAGATAATCAATTTTTAGAACCTGACTATTCTAAAATTCCAGTGCTTCAAGATGATATTAAATTACTTAATGATAAGCTTAACAATAATGAAATGACCATAAATGAAAAACGTGAAGTGAGAGGACTAGAATCGGTAAAAGGCGGAGATATAGTTGCACCACAGGGAAGCTATGCAATTGTAGATGGAGAGGTTTATCTTCCTATGAATCTAGTATCTATAAATGATGATGGCCCACAGGATAACCAACAAGATACAATACAAATAGATAATTCAAAAACAAGTCAAGATGATGATTCCAAGTCAAATACTAAATCAAATTTAATGTATTAGAAAGGAAGGCAGATGATAAACATAAAAAAATAAAGAAGAGGTTATCAAAAGGTTATGATAAGGCTGTAGCTAATATAGAGAAGGCTTTTACTAAGGTTATATATAAACTATTAGTTCAACAGGCAGAAGTCCTAAAACAGGCTTTCTTGAAACATATGAAAGAAAAGAAAGATGATAATAGTCCTAATGATGATGAAATAAAAAAGATTCTTGATATGGTTATGGCAATATTATCTGGGGTTATCGATGGTCAATCTCAAGAATTTTTAGATACAATGCAACCTTTATATTTACAGAGTGGAGAGGCTGGAAGTGAGTTCTTTAATAATGTACAATTTACTAATCCTTGGGACGGAAGTTTATTTGCAGTTATAAATGATGACTATTTAACATGGCTACAGACTTATGGAGCTAATCAAGTAACTTTTGTAAATCAGACTACTAAAAAAATAACCAGAGATATTATTGAGCAGGGTTTAATTAATGGAGATTCTACAAGTAAGATTGCAGATAATTTGGTTGAGCAAATTAGTCAGTATTCTAAGAGTAGAGCTACTACAATTGCGCTCACGGAGTGCCACAATAGCTTCATGAGAGGTAATTATATGTCAGCGAGAACAAGTGCTTTTGAAAATAAGACCTGGATCACTTGCGAGGACTCCCACGTTCGTCCAGCACATGCGGCAATAGATGGTATGACGATACCAATTGGTGAAGAGTTTTTATCAGGATTAAGTTATCCTGGGGACCCTAACGCTGATGCGGCATTAACTATCTCGTGCAGATGCATACTTGCCTATAGCTAATAAAGCTTATTTGTTCTCTACATCAAAGATATCATTAGGGGTACAATCTAATGCTATGCATATTTTTTCTAATATATTAAATTTCACACCTGTTGTTTTATTTTTAGCTAGATTATCAATGTTTTGATATGTAATACCAGTTTCTTTTGCGAGCCAATATCTAGTTTTATTCTTACTTTTAAGCACAGCATCTAAGTTTATTTTCATGTCATTCACCTCATATGTGTATTGTACACGAAATATATAGTATTAACAAGATATATACTATATACAAGGTATACTGTGTATGATATAATTATGTTATAGATATTCCAAATTTAAGAGGTAGATTTCAATGAAGATAATACCACATGATAATGCATGCGAAATCAATTATCTTACCAAAGGTAATGCATATACTGTAATTGATTTTGATGACGATGGAGAGATAGACGAATGCTTTGCCATAATAAATGATGAAGGCGATAAAGTATGGATTGATGACTGGGATTGTAAAGAAATATAACTTTCAAGTTAATATATTAAATAGAAAATTAAAGTTTTTTAGAGTGGTAGATAAATATCACTCTTTTTTATTTTTTGATAAATAGGAGTCTGATTTTAATGGATGATAATGCTTATTTTGATGAAATGGAATATTCAGAGGAAGAGGAACAACAGGTTATACATGAATTAACTCTTGGACTTATGACACAAGAAATACATAAAATTGTTACTAAAAAGAAATTAAAAAGCTGGTTCGCAGATGTCGAAATGAAAAAAAGGGGAGAATTCTGCCCTAATATAACTGGTGATGATTTAATAGCTATAGCTAAAAAGATTGGAATTGAGGTAGAGAATTAATGAAAGAGTGTGTGAATTGTAGCCATAGAGATATAGTAATTAATGACGATTCATTTTGTAATTCATGTTTAGATTTCAGCTATTATATTCCTATTAATAAAAAAATTGAATGTAGAGAATTTGCTGGATGGGAAATCGTAAAAATGATAAGTGAAGGTAAAATTAAAAATGGCCAAAATATAATAGGTCATAATCCAAAACTAGAAGATATTCATATAATTTTAAAAGTAAATCCAATAAGTGAAATTAGCTTATTGGATGAAGATAAATCAGTAGAATATGGTATTAGTTATCTCTTTATGCCAAAAGCTATTTTACATTTTACAATTTTATAGAGGAGAGGATACTATGGAAAATAATAAAAAGGAATATGGAGCAGATAATATTACTGCAGGGGGAATAAAAATGGGTAAAATAAGTACAAAATTGGAAAGCATACAACAAAACGATATAATTCCAATGGGCACAAATATTGAAATTGGGAGATTAACACCGACTTCATTTATAACCATAAGAGATATGCTGATAAATGAAGTTATTAAGGACAAAGCGATAGTTCTAAAAGAATCATGCTTGAAAAAGATAGATGAAAGAATAGATATATTAAATAACATTATAAGTGGTAGGTCTGATTTATTTAAATATGGGTTTACAGATATCGAAGAAGCCAAGCAAAAATATTTTTCAGCTATAGAATTAAGAAAGAAATTCGATGTAGATATTTATAAATTTTCAATGTTAACAAAGGGATATATAAAAGAACAATTTGAAAGAGAAGAAATAGATTTCCCTATATTTTTCTTATAAATTCTGTTTTAAGCAGACAATCAAACGCTGTGATATACTCCACCTTAGAGTTAAAAGGAAGTGATATTTTTGAAGTATGAATATAAAAGCTTTCACATTGAAGTTAAGGAAATAGATAAAACTGGAACATTTGTAGGATTAGCAAGTCCATACAACAACGTAGATGATGGTAATGATAGATGTCTTCCAAGTATAGGTCCTAGAAATAATCAAAAGACAGTACCTATGCTATGGCAACATGATCCTCATTCACCTATAGGAAGTTTATTATTAACAGACACACCTAAAGGAATACAAGTAAACGGAACTCTCACACTAGATAAAGATGATGATAAACAATATATGGTACCTAAAGCGGCAGAAGGATATGCGTTGCTAAAAAAAGGATTATTAAAGCTTTCTATAGGATATCAAACATTAGATTTTAAATATGTTACCGAAAATAACCAGACCATTAGAGATTTGTTAGACATAAATATTATGGAAGTTTCACTTGTAACGTTTCCCATGAACTCTCAAAGTGTTGTCTCCAGTGTAAAAAATAAGAATATAGGAAGTGATAATGTGAAAATTAAAGGAGTAATTGGTTCTACAAAGCTACCATTAGCAGATGCTAAAGCTAAATGGGATAGTAGCAGTGCCACTAAGAATGTTCTTGAATCCTATAAATATGGTGATGGGAATATATCTGAAGATGTTAAAAATGCATTCTTTTATTCTGATGATAAGGAATATAAATGTGGGTTTACTGATATCATAGATGGAAACTTAATGGCTATACCAGAAGGTATAAGATCTGTGGCAAAGGGATTGAAAGAGAATTCATTAAAACTAGATGATGCTGAAAGAAAAGAAATGATATCTAAGGTTAATGTATATCTTAAAAAGCTTGGTGATGATGAAATTGAAGAAGCAAAGGAACCAGTGACAGGTGCTAAATCAAAGAAAAATCCAACTGAACATAAGGCTCTTAGTTTTAATGCTGTATTCCAAACTAGACAAAATAGAGAAGCTAGATGGGATGCTGAAAGTGCATTAGATAATTCTTTAGATAGTATAGTACAAGATGAAGATATGGATACAGATGCTAAGATTACAGCTATAAATAATAGTGTTGATGGTTTTGCTGCAATGTATAAGACAATATTTTCAGGGCTTGTAAATGCACTGGCAAGTCAAAAATCTTCTAATTTTAAGTATGAAACTAAAGAAGCTTACTTTGAAAGAAAAGCAGGTAAGAAAATAAGTAAAGTTAATAAGGACAAGTTGCAGCATTGTAAAGATGGCATTGATGATATATTACCATTACTTACGGAATTATTGGGTGATGATTGTGAAGATGAACCAGATGGTGATCCTGATGATAATCAAGATGATTCTAAAAAGTCTAAAAATCTATCAAATCAGCAGGAAAAAGAGAATGATGATACACTTGAATTAAAGAGTGAGGACATGCAGTTGCTTGAGGGATTAAGCAAGTATTTTAAAGGAGATGAAGAGTAGTGAATAAGAAAAAGATTAGTTGTATTTTAGATTGGAACTTACAACATTTTGCGGCAGCACCAGCAACAAATCCAAAGGCAGAACCACAAATACAAGTAAAAGAATTACTTACTAACATAGAAAAAGGTGTTAAAGAAAGCGGCACTAAAATTGAAGGCTTTGAACAGACAGTTAATGATGTAAAAAAGAGAATTGATGAGTTAGAATTGAAGGCTCAAAGACCTAATACCGCACCTCACATAGAAGTTAAGGATAATTACTTTGAAGGTCAGAAAATGGCTAGAATATGGAAAGCACAGCTTATGGCACAGAAGGAAAAGAAAAGTTTTGATAATGTATTAGAAAATATGTATGGAAAGAAAGATAAGAAGTTTGTTGAAGAGGTTAAAGAATTAGAGAAAAAGGCAATGTCCGCTAGCGGAAATGCTGGAATAGTAATAAATGAAGCTTACTTTCCAGAAATAATTCCTTTACTTTATAATAAATTAGCTGTAATGACTTTGGGGGCAAGAAAAGTGCCAATGCCTAATGGCAACTTAACTATAAGAAAAATGGTACAAGGTACTACTGGAATGTGGATAGGTGAAGACCAATCTAAAAATGCATCTATAGCTAAATTTGCTGGTATGAGATTATCTTCTAAAAAGCTTACAGTTAAAACACCTTTTTCTAATGATTTATTGAGGTCTGAAAGTTTCAGTGCCGATCAAATGGTTAGAGATGATATGGTTATGCAGTTACAAGTAGCAATGGATCATGCAGCATTATATGGAACAGGCACAGAATATACACCAACAGGTATAGCAAATACTCCAGGAATAAACAAAGTAGGGGCAAGCGAAATGGTTGATGGCGACGAATTATATGTAGATTTAATTAGACCTATTAAAAAAGCTAATATTCAAATGGCAAAACCAGGATGGATATTTAACCCCGATGTATTCACTCTTCTTTACAATGCCACATTTACTAATGGATTTATGTATAAATACAGAGATGAATTATTAAAAGGTACTTTCCATGGTTACCCATACATTGAAACAAATCAAATTCAAACAGGAACTGATGCTCACGGAAAAGCTGACATATTCTTTGGAGATTTTGACAAGTTCTTTGTTGGTGAACAAATGGATGTAGAGATTAAGACAAGTGAAGATGCTACTTACCTAGATGAACATGGAAACACTCGAAATGCATTTGACAATGACGAGCAACTTGTGCGTGCCCTAACAATCCTTGATATGGGAGCAGTATATGGTTCAGCGTTCTCTGTAGGAACTTACTACACTAAATAGAAGAGGTGAGAATATATGAAAAGAAATTTACCATTTGGAACTATAGTTAAACCAGGAAATACTCCTGGTGGAGCTGTAGGGAATGGATTAATAATTGATAGATCAGGTTATAGAAGTGTTCTTATAGGATTAGCAGCTGCAGCTGTAGCGGCAGATTCTTCTATAACAGTAACAATACAGACTGGTAGTGCGGCAGATGGTTCAGATATGGAAAACTATGAACCTGATGGAGCACCAATTGAAGCAACCTTAGATACAAGTAATACAGATACATTCTTAGATGTAGATTTAACTGGAGCAGAACAATATATTAGACTTGTTACATCAAGTACGGGAACAGCACCTTCATTTAATACTTATGCAGTTCTTGGAGATGTTCAATATGGAGATGGATTCAATGCCTAATAAAACATATGAACCTAAAATATACTGTAGTCAATGTGGTAAAGACATAAAAGAATGTAAATGTAATAGATCTAAAAAGGTAGAAACTAAGGTTGCAGAACCAAAGGAAACTAAATAGACAAAATGAAGGAGTAGGGGAATAATAACTTACTCCTTCATTTTTTATAGAGGTGATAATATGGCAGATTCAAGTACAATTCAACTTAATTCTAATGCTTTATGTACAGTGGCAGAACAGGCTGCCTTTTCAGGATTAGATGGAACAGATACTAATATACAAAATTCACTAGCACTTTATATTAACGGGGTAAGCAATCAAATAGAAAGATTAATAGGAAGAAATATATTTGCATCAGATTACGTAGAAAAATATAAAGGTACAGATACTGTAGATTTAATTCTTAGACACTATCCAATAAATTCAGTTTCTTCAATTAAATATATAGTTCAAGGTGGAGATTTTAGAGATGTAGATGATGATGAATATGATATAGAAACAGAAGAGGGAATATTGTCCAAGGAGACAGGTTGGCTATTAAGTGGTTTTTCTTCATATATGAGCGATAGAATTGATTTTCCAAGGAATAACATAGAAGTTAGTTATAATGCAGGATATACACAAGTACCAGCAGATTTGAAGATGGCATGTATGCAGATAGTAAATGACAATTATGAATGGGACCATAGCCAAGGTACTGTTTTAAGTAGTTATAAAATTTCAGATATTTCTTTTGAATGGAAAGACGGAATTAAAATTTCAAATGACCAGTTAAATATAATTCTATCATACAAATCTATAAATTGTTAGAGGTGAATTAGATGGGAATCGT